TTTGCGCTGGACAACCAGCGTGATCTTACCGGGCTGCGGGTGGTCTCTGTACCAGCACTTGACTCCCGCTTTGCGAAGGTTGTTGATGAAGATCACATTGTGCATGATGCGCCCAATGCGGTCGCCCTCATTGCGGTATTCCTCGGGAGTGAGCCACTGATACTCACGGGCTGCTTCCTCGGAACTTTGCTTCAGGCGGGCCAGTTCGTCTTTCGTCTGACTCGAACCGTCCGCGTCACTGACGTTCATCGCGTACTCGGCCATCGCTTCGAGCAGGGCCGGGTCTTGTTCGGGCGTCAGTTCTTCATCGTAAGTCTTGGTCGATCTGACTGCTACTGCGGGTTCGCCCGCTACGGCAGTCGGTGCCGACTCTTCCCACCGCTGGAAATACTCCTCATTGGTTGGCAAGTTATCCTCCGATTGTCGCGTACATCTCGCGGATCACTCCGTTGGCCTGCCTACCAGTCTTTCGATCATAAAAGTTGCATAGGATCGAACTGCTGGTACTGTTGTTCGTCTCGAAGTTGCAAGCCGTGTCGTACTCGACCAGAGCAGCTACGTAGTTCTGGAAACGTTGGGTTCTGAACTTACGCTCGAACCAATTGAAATCCTGATGAACCGGGGGACGCCACTTCTTACCGCAGCGAATACAGTCAACCCAGATATCGCCGTTCATCATCTGGTGCTTGCGAACCGCGTAAGACGCCGATGTCCCATTATTGAGACCTTCTGCGATAGACGTGTCGCTCTTTACTCGACGGATCAACCCGCCCTTGCGGTGGTTACACGCCGCGTGACGCTTGGCGAGTAACTGGTCTAAACTAGCGAGATGCTGTCCAGCGATATGTGCCTGCTCAAGCTGGAACTGGTCTCGTTGCGGCCCGCCGTCGATTAAGACGATCAGGGCACGCAGAAAATTCTTTAGTGCGTTCTTCATTTCTCCTCCAAATTGTAGGTGTATTGGCCCCCAAGTGCCGAGTGGCTTCGACCCCGCAACCGGGGAGCCTCGCACCTTCTGATGCTGTATATCGGTCTGTGGCGAGAGGATCAGTCCCGTTCAGTGCCGACGCTTCGTCGTCGTGTTAACCCGACGCTTCCACCTATGTTCCCGGCTCAGTCAATCCGACATCCTCGGGACTCGTGACCTTGGCATCAAAGTCGCCATTACAGAACTGCTTGAACAGTTCGTCGTTCTGTTGAGCAATCTCGACCTTATTTCTCAGGGCCGTATTTGCCGAACGCAGCGCGGAGTGAACTCTCCGCAAGATTCTGTTGTTGTTGCGAACCTGCTGGATTTCCTCGCGCAGATTCTCGATAGATTCGAGCAAGGACGCGATTAATTCGTCCTTCTCCTTCAACGTCTCCTCCGACATATCCCCTCCATGCGACTATAGCCGCCCCTACAGCGAAGTAAGGGCGGCACAGTCAGTTCTTGTCGCCTTCCCTTACGGGATGACGGTAACGTCTACTTTGGCGTAGACCATCTCCGGGGTTGCGCCCGCTTCGGTGTTGTCGAAGGTCGGGAAGCAAATCTCCAGAGTTCCTTCACCGACGTTCAGCGCGGTCACAAGGACGTTGCTGTTGTTGGTGCCGGATGCTACTGCCGAGAACACGTCGGAACTATAGCCCGCGAAGTTGCTGGGCTTATAGAACGCTGGTGATCCTGCGGACGGGTTAGCAGGGTTGCGAACAAAGAAATTGCCCTGCGGGTTGTAGATTCCACCCTTTACGTCCTTGGCTGCGATGGTCAGGTTGACGAAAACGTCATACCCTGATGCGCCGCTCTTTGACAGAACCATCGTGTACTCGTGTGCGGCCACAGTGGTCACAGGGACGGACAACCCAGTTGCATCGCTTGCGCTGATGACAACTTCGGCTGCTACGCCCAGACCGTCTGTCGGCTGGTGCTGCGGTACAGGATTTCCGCTCATCGTAATCTTCCTTAATCTGCGTGCTGGACAAGCCAGTCATACGCAAGCTGAAATGACGTGGGGCGGTCGAGCCGCCCCTACACAGTCAATTAGCTGATCGCGGAAGCGGCGTCAATCTGCCGCATACGGATCGTGGTGTCCGGGCCGAGCGACGTGGTGAAATGCACTCGGTACGAAGTCCATCCGGGGATCAACCCTTCAGGATCGGCAACGGTCGGTTCAGCGTTCTGAACGATGTTGCACTTGATGTTGCGCCAATCACCGTCTCCGTAGGTGGTATCGTTCTGTGCGCCCAAGTTGATCGCAAAGATACCGTCCTTACCGAAGATATAGGTGCGGAGTGCCGCGAGACCAGTCACGCCCTTGTAGTTGGTGGTCTTGGTCACGAGGTTGGTCTGGAAGAAGTGAACCCCAGTTGAAGGCAGTTCGATAACTTCCTCAAGGTCAACGCTCACCAGTTCGTCCATCTTCGCCTGACCCACAGGGGTGTGTTTCAGGATGTCGATGGGCGAGTCATTGGAGTTGTCGGCCAACACGTCGCCAAGGGCGAACGGATGGATGACGCCAACGAATGCCTTGCTTGCTTCGTCAAACGGACGGACGGAGCGACCCGCCAGCGACTGAACGCTGTTACGAATCTGGCTCAGAGACAGTGCCGTGAAAGACGAAGTGCTGGAAGCGGCCAACTGTACGAGCACGCTGTTGTCGATGCTGGACGCACCGTCAGCAGTTGCGCGGACAAGGGCGGACAGAGACTCGCCCAGCCGATAGGACATTTCCTTCGCGACGTTCTCGACGGTCGAGTCGATGGCAGTTGCCAGAGACAGAGACGAGAAGTTCGCGTAGTCGGCGTACTCACCGATGGTAGCAGTCGTGGTCAGCACGCTGACGGACAGGGACGAACCCACGGTTCCTTCAGTGGTCTGGTTCACGTTCGCTGCCAAAGGCACGTACATGAACATTTCGTACTGGTTACCAGACTTCATGGGCAGGTCGAGACGTTCGGCGCAGCGCACGAAGGGGGTGTTTGCCTTCAGGTTCTCACGAAAACGCTTGTCGTAATACTTTACCGTGGACTGAGGCAGGTTTGAAAGCTGGTTACCGCTAGGAGAAAAAGACATTAGCTTTTACCTTGTTGTGGATATTAACCGTTCAATGCCCGCGCTCGACGACGCTTCTGTGCGTCTAGTTCGAGTTCATTGACGAGTTTCAAGAAATTCGGGTCTTTGGCCCGCTTCTTGTATTCGTCACCGGACATCCGGTCAACATCTGCAAGAGTCATCGAAAATCCGCCCACAGGGGTACTCCCTGCTGGTGACGCCACTGAAGGGGTCAACCCGGACGGTACATGACTATGCCGCTTTGCTTGCGCCTCCGGCGTCACCAATGCGGGTGACGTGGTGGGCGGAACCTGCGGTTTTGGTTCCTGATCCACGACGGTAGCCACTACAGGAGTGGGCACGACGGGTTCCTGCCGCACGGCAGGGGCTTCCTGAAGCAATCCGGCTTCAGCCAGCCTACTTTGGGCGATTACAAAATTGGCAACGGTCGGCGCGAGATTCCGCTTGCCCAACCAACCTGTTACCTTGGCTCGATTTTCCGGGCTATCATAGAACCCGGTCGTCTGCACGAAGTCAACATAGTGCTCAACAGCACGTTGCTGAATCTCCCGACGCTGGAGATCATTCAGAGTTCGAGCCAATACATCTGGCTTCGCTCCGAAGGCTGATTCAATCAGCTTGTCTCTTGCGTCAGCGAAGGTGTCAGGACTCGCGATACCCTGCGAAATCTGGAACCGTTCGTCGGCAGATAGGTCGCGGGGTTTGAACTCCACGACGTTTTGAAATTTCTCGGCATCATCAACAGACTCTTCGGGAGTTCCGATAGCCTTTTCGAGACGCTCTTTACGCAACTGGCGAAGCAGCAGAACTGTCTTTTCCTGCATCTTCTCGAACTTTTCTTGCTCAGTGCGGTAGATGATGACCTGCAAACCGCCAATCGGTTTGTCGTTCTCATCAGTCGGTTGCCACGTATGGCGCTTCTCCGGCAACTCGTTGACGACCGGGGCCGGGGTTGGCGCAACGGCGGGCGCTGCGGGAACAACCGCGACGGGCGCGACGGGGGCGGGCACAACAACTTCAGGCACGGGGGCCAGTGAAGTCGTGGGTCTCGCGACGGTCGGGATACCGGGCATCGACGGATCGTCTTGCTGTACTTCTACCGGGGGCGGGGGAAATACTGCTTCAACCCTATTCCCAGCTTTGGCCGCTTCATCTGCGGCAACTGCTACTTGCGTAGTCTCGCCGCTGGTCAAACGCTCTGCGGCTTCTAATCTTGATCGTACTGACATGTTCTCCTCCGAGTTGTCTAGCTAACTTCATCGTCCGGGTTAGACCCGAACTCTGGTTGGTACGGCGGCTGCTCAGGGTTGTCGATGTTGCCGATGCCTTGAGCGTTGTAGTTATGCACTTGCAGAATCTGCTGTAGCCGCTGAATGAATCCGATGTAGAACATCCCGGCACCCTTCGCTATCGCGTGGTTTGCCAGAATCTCAGCCGGATTCGCCGTCTCTGTGTTGATGAGCCGGATGTTGAGCAGCTTGACTTCCTGCTCCATCATTTTCTGGATGATGTCGAACCATTCCTGCTTAACGACCGATGCGAGGATAGCAACCTGCCTATCGTCGAGATCGAACGACATGTCCAGACCCTTTACGTCGTCGGTAACCTTGAGCATGTCTCCTCCGAAAATTTATTGGGATGAGGCCCGGTGAAGAACCTCACCCCGCTTCACCGTTACGCAGACGGTGACAGTTTATGCTACAGTCGGCAGGGAGCCTTGAAGTCCAGCAGCAGACGGCGTACCATTCACGGCTTGACTCATACCGCTCGTCTTGGCGGCTTCACGAGTAATGTCGCGTTTGATTCGGTTGTCAGACGCTTGGTCTTCCAACTGTTGTTTCTGCTGAAACTTCTGTTGTTCGCCCTGCTGTTTGGCTTGTATCTGCTGCTGCATCAGTGCAGCCTTGCTAGACGCATCTCGCTTCTGCTTCATCTGAGCGGTCATCGGTTTGATGATGTCGTTCTTGTTCTTCCACTCCGACGCTTCGAGCCACATGTTGATGATCGGCTTGAAGTCGATGTACTCCTCGTTGATGTCAGCAAGGGATTGCTGTATCTGAGGGTTGTCGAGAATCTGCGTAAGCATGACCATCGACTGTGCCATCGTACGTTTGGCCGCGAGACTTGATCCCGCGAGTACCTCGTACTCAATCTGAGCATCGTGATACTCCTGAATCTTAAACTCATTCAGGAAGTCAGTGCCCATCTCTTTTCCGAGGATGTGGAGAATAGCAGCATCGGACATGACGTTGAACACGAGCATGTCGATGATACTCAAGAACGGTTTGAAGACCTGTTCAATGAAGTTGTCGAGAGGGCCGTCGAGCCGTGTAGCTGACGCACCCGCCATTAAGTTCGCGCCCGCTGCGGAACGACCCATGCCGGAGCGCGGGCCAGCCGAAGAACCTTGAACGAGCGTTTGGTCTGCGCCAGAGGACGACTCAGTTGCCTGTTCGCTCTCTTTCAGTGCAGCCCAGATGTCGCCGGGGACTTTCGGGGTTTCCATCAGACGGTAAGACTTCTCCGTATCAGTGACCGACAGAATCTTGCCCAGACCAGTTCGGAGCGTCTGAGTAGGAGCGTTGTCGTCACGTTGACGAAGATAAATCGGGTTGACGCCGTAGCTCAAAATTTTGAGGATGGCGTTGATCGTTCCCTGATCGACACGTTGGTTCTGGCCGACGATGAGTCCGAGACCCATGCCGTAGAATGCCTTCGGTCGGTTCCACCAGTTGGCGGACAGGAAGGGGATCATGTTGAACTCGTTCTTGGACGAGCAAATGACCTTCGATTGGTTCAGCACCAGAATCTTGCGATCCTTGTCCCAGTATTCGAGGACTTCGATCTTCTGACGGAGAGGATCAGGCGAAACCTTGATGTTCACCTTCTCGGCGTGGTGGACTACGCCTTCGATGTACGTCGCCTGCTCTGTCTCCAGAGTCTGTGCCTTTATGTTGCCGGGGTTCGCCCAGATGGCTTTCAACTCGGCTTCGGACGGAATCGTCCAGCCCTTGATCGCTTCTCCGGTCTCGCCATCTTCTATGGCGTGTTCAATCGCGGTACGTAGCGCGTTGAGTTGGTAGAAGTCCATGTACTGGACATCGACAACCCAGCCTGCCTGACGAATGTCGGAGACCCAGCACTGCGGATCAACCAGAACTTTATCAATCGGACGCCAGTTGAAGAACGGCATCGGAACAGTCTTAGTCGATTTTGTAATATTGGGTGGTTCGTCCGTAGGGAGAACAACTGAATCTGTAGCCGCGCCCTGCGTGCCTGCATCCAGCTTTTTGACTGTCGCGGTACGTTTGACGGTAACGATGTCTTTCCAATCGTAACCCCACTTGAAGATGCCCGTTCCGAGGAACGCCATCTGCTCAAGGCCCCACTTAGTCTGGGTCTTGAACTGGCAGTTATCGAGGATGAATGAGAACAGCGCCGACTTCGCGTCCACTACTGGTTGCGGAGTACCGGGGCGGGGCCTCATCAACATCGGCGGATCGTCGTAGAACAGACCCTTGTAAAGCTGAGGGACAACCGCGTTGCAAACCTTAGCAACGGTGAATCGGACGACGTTCGGTTCGAGAATGTAAGTATTCTCGTAGACCGTCATTGGACGGGGCGATTGGTACAGGAGATCAGCATCGCGCCACAACAGCGTGTACTGTCGGTTGGACAGATACGCCTTTGCGTTCGCCGCGCTCTGGACAACGAGCGCCAACTGGTTCGCCACATTCTTCAATTCTCCATCTGGCGTGAAATCTGCGACGGTCAGGGTAGCGTTCGGATTCCCGTCTGAAGCGGGCGGTGCTGTTAGTGTATCAGCCATTCGCTACCTTTCTACCCTCCAAATAAGTCGGCCAGAGGATCGTTAGCCATATAATCTGCGTCAGCAGCCGCTTGCTTCTGCAACTCATCCGGGGCCTGCTCAGGGAACTCCAACGCGAGATTGTGAGCGTTGTACTTGTCGTAGACGCCGAGTCCGTAGACTTGATCGTAGAACGACTTCCCTTTGGGATCAGGAGTGTAATTGTCATTTGCGGCCTGCATCTGAGCGTCGATGTCCGCGTAGCTTCCAAATTCATTGACGAGGATAGCTAACGCGTCCACGATGTCATCATGCACGCTGGCTGCGGTTCCGAACTTCGACAACTCGTCGTATAGTTCGTCCAGCATCGGGCAGGTATTGACAAACTTCAGTCTGTCATCTCCGAGGAACCGAAGTACCGGGCCTGCCTTTGCTGCTTTCGATTTCTTACTCGTACCTTGACCGAGCGTGACCATACGAAGCGGGACGCGGACTTTCAACTTGTCCATTTCCCGGTAGGCTTCGCGCTGGACGTACTTCTCAGCCTTGCCTGTGTCTTCGATACAGATCGTTTTCGGCTTCCACTGCGCTGCGGTCGCGGCAATCATCCCCGGCAAAGCGTACTCGTCGTACTTGCCACGCTTCATGTCGATGATGTAGAACCGTCCACCGAAGATCATCGCGGTGATGATGACGGTGAAGTCGGCCCACGACTTCGTGCTGTATGCAGTGTCTACGGCAGTGACAATCATGCCAGTGCCGGGTACTTCGACGGCGTTGACCGTCTTGCGGATCAGCAATTCGCGAGGGAACTTCACGACGTGCATCTGTGTCGGGTCGTTCAGGTACTTGATCGCGAAGTACGGATCGGTCTTTTTCTTGTATCGCAGGAACTCGTAAGTCAGTTGGCCCGGAGCGTTGAACCACAGGTGGTAATCACTCGCGACCATTTCCTCTTCGATCTTGCCTGCCTTGATTGCTTCCTCAGTCGGCCACCAGCACGCCCTGATGTAAATCTTCATCGGGAAGGTTTCGCCCTCTTCGGCGTACTTCCGAGCGTTCGTGATGTCTTGACCGTAAGTGTCTTCGGAGTCGTACCACGTCCCAATCTTGTCGTAGAACCCATACGGGTGCAACATAGCTTGGTTGATGGAGACTTGCTTGTTGACTGCCTTCAGCCGCTCGACCGTCAACGAGTTCTCGTTGGTCACCACGTCGTCCAATTTGAGGACGCAGACGTGGAATCCGGTCAGTGACTGCTCGATAGATGCCGAGAAAACAGTCGGTTCCTTCTGTCGGTTCGAGACCGCTGGGGTCTGGAACTCGTTCGATTTACCGTCATCCTCGGGAATGCAGTGCTCCGCGAACAGTGCTTGAAACAGAAACGGAGTTCCGTCGTCGAGCGTACGCGGGCGATAAGATTTCTTGCCGGGGACATAAACTCCTGCCCACTCCGGCGTGTTTGCTTCGGTCAGGGTGAAGTGGCCCTTGATTTCTCCAACGAACTTGTTTGCCAGATTCAATACGCCTGACAAGACGAGAACGGTGACTTCGGGGAAACACAACGCCCACTGAACGGTGTCCGCCATGTTCATCGTGGACTTGAAGCCGCCACGAGGAACGAGTAGTAATCGCTCTTTCTTTTCCGCGACCGTGTTGTACTCGTTCGCGAATTGCTTGAAGGTCAGCTTGGTCGGGTCTTTACGAACAAAGAAGTCATTGCAGATTTCTTCGTGAGTATTGTGAACCTGACCGTCAGTCCAAATGTACTGCTCCGCTGACATGTCTTTATAGGCTTCGAGCAGCTTGCAGAGGAAGAACAGGTTCGTCTGTGCCATGAACCGGGCGCGATAGATCAGCGCCAGATCGGTTAAGCCGACGAGTCCGCAGGCTTTGATTACCTTGTCCTGTCTCTCATGCGACAGACGCATCCAACTTGCTTCAGCCCGCACATCCATCTCGGGAAGCGACATGTTGCGATGCTGGTAATTCTGGTCGAGTTTGTGCTTACCGACCAGCTTATCCAGTTGCAGTGCGTCCACGTCTCCTCCAAGTTTACTAATACATTACATGCCCGGTGTCGGGCCTGCCTCGGGCATCGCCGGAGCCTGTGCTGACATGTTCGGTTCCTGCGCGGCCAAGTGATCCTGTGCCTCACCAATGTTGTTCGAGACGTGGGTCTCGTCGGGGTGGTGGGCCGGGTGGTGATGCTGATGCGTGTGGATCATCTTCCCGTCATCAGTCTTATGGGTAGTGATCTTGTGAATTTTCTTCTCGGGAACGCCTTTCTTCCCGGTGATCTTTTCCATCGCGGTTGTTGCGTCCATAGCATTCTCTTCCTTCGTCTTGACCGCTTCGCCCTCGTGGAGTTTGTACATTCCAGTCTTGGGAACGTAATCAGTGCCAGTCTTGAATGAGCCGAGGGGCCTCAGCGCTTCGCGGACATCCATTCGTTTTTCTCGGGGATTGTCGCCGTAGCGTTTGCCCGAATCCACGACCGGAGCCTTCTTAGCAGGGGCAGCAGCAGCAGGAGTAGTATCACCACTAAGTGCCTTTCTCGCTTGGGACATCATGTCGGCTTTCGCGCCGAGTTCTTTACCCAGATTCTCCGTTTGAGCATCGCCCGCAGCCTTTGCCGCCGCTGCGCCCTTGACTTTGTTAATCAGATCGGTTGCCATGCCCATGATGTCAGTCCTTAAATAGCGTTGGAAGTTCCTTCCACAGCATGTGGGCAGTCTGTTTCATACCGCTGCCCGGATCATACGGCGGATACAACTTGCGATAAATCTTCAGCGACTCGGTGAAGCCATGAGGCATTTCACCAATCGCCCGCAAGAACATCAGCGCCGTTGTCGGCCCGCGTGAATGTCCTGCGTTGCAGTGGAACAGAATCGTTCGGCCTGTGTCGTATTCCTTCTTGGCCCACTTCAACCCCGCGAAGATCATCTTGTGCGGGATGAAATCAGGATCGTCGGTGTCGATGCAGTTCATCGCACCCCAGTGACCCTTAGTGGCGAACAGGTAGTCGTCGCCCTTTGGCGCTCCCATCGTATCGTAGCCGAGCATAGCTCTGTGCCCGTCCGGGCCGTCCTTGGCACAAGTCAAGCGGCTGTAACCCCGCTCCTCAGCTTTCGCCACATCCTTGTCGCTACCGACCCAGATGCGATCAATAATATTTTCCACCGCTCCTCCTATTTGTCGGTCAGGATGATCGACGCCGGAGCAGGAGTTGCTTGTACTGGTGCAACAGGATCGGCTGGTTTCGATGCCGACTCTTTCAATTTCTTGCCTGCCTGAGCCTTTGCGACGAGATCATCGACGTACGACCGCAGCACGGTGTTCGCGAAGTCTACAGCGAACCTGCGCGATGTCGCGTCGAGGATCATCTTGATGCCGCCGATCTCCCACGCGAGGGCGAAGCCGTTGACATCTTCAGGAACTACTTTCGGGTAGTTTATTGGCATTGCTCCTCCGTTCGGCATTTTGTTTCAGCACTTGCTGAATCGAGTCATCAACAGGCTCGACGTGTTCTTCGGGTACTTCCGGTTCGATCTCCTTCGGAGTCACTTGCGGGAATCCGCACAGTGCAATCAGAGTCTGGAGTGCCCGCAATTTCGTGTGAGGCTTCGCGCCCTTCTTTGCAATCAAGACGCGTAACTGATTCTCGACGAATACACGCGTGCTAGTCTTGTGCGGCATGATCTCCTCCGGGTTAGAAGAGACTAATGCCCTTGAGCAAAGCGCCCTTCTTAAATGCGCCACGTTCCGTCAGCTTCGCGTGCCACTCTGCAAAGACCGGGCCGTGATTGTCGCGATAGTGTGTCGCGACGTGTACCATTTCGTGAATCAGCGTACTCAGCTTCTGCGAGTTCGTCTTGTTCTTGTCCCGGTTGAGCAGGATTTCATAACAGTGACGCTCGTCGTAGATGCGCTCGATGCACGCGATGTCATTCTCTTCACCGGAGAGTGCCCAACGAACAATGACGTTCGAGGGTAACTCTCCGAAGAAGAATTTCTTGTTGATGGTTGAGTACCAGCGTTTAAGTGTTGGATCGGATCGCATGGCACCCTCCAGAACTTACTCGCGGTTCGGGGCCTGTGACAGACCATCTGCGGGCTGCGAACCAGCCGGAGCGGTCGGAATAAACGGATCGACCGAAGTAGCGACCGGAACGAGAGCATTGCCCGTCGCGCCGGAAGTACCGTCAGCCAGAATGACCGACCGACGCTGGATCACGGTGCTTACCTGACGGAGACCAGCTTTGCCCGGAGGAACCGTGCCGATGATCGTCGCGCCACTTGCACCGTTCGAGCTACCGTCGCCGGGGGTGATCGTCTCCAGACCAGAGGTTGCGTCATTGAGACCGTCTGCTTGATACTGTTTCACTGCGCCAACTACCTGTACGCCTGCGGTCAAATCGCCTGCGGGTTTCAAAATTGCCGACATGTCAAATCCTTTTCTGCGTCATCCCCACCAGTCCTGCGTGAGTCCGTCCGCTGCGTACCCGCCACGTACCTTCTTGGGGGTTAATCCGATCTTGTGCTTATCGCCCACCGGATACTTCCAATCGCGGTTGCGATCATACTGGTGAACGATACAAAACGGTTCGCTACTTCCCTGCGGGTACAGGATGCCCTGTCTCAAGTCAGGTAGCGGGTCGAGCCAAAATTTTCTGTCAAGATTGCCGAAGCAGTACCCGATGACCGCAAAGCCCTCGGACAACCGGGGGACGATGACTTTGCTCTTGAAGTCAGGCTCTCGGGCGATGACATTCAAGGCTGCTTGCTCCACGATCTGATGCGTGTCCCACTTGCAGATTTCAATCGTTCGCCGGAAAATTTCGGCCATCTCTTCGGGCCTGCCTGCGAACGTTCCTCCGTTTAACGCTTCCTCTTCACGAGTCGCCGCGTACGTCTCCGGGGTGAAAATGTTCTTGACCCAGTTATCGTTGCACTGCTCGTTCTTGATCGCGTAACTCTCGGTCGCCGCTACGACCTTCAAGTCACCGACCAAATACTTCTCCATCCACAAAGACGGATCAGTTTGGAAGATCAAGTCGCGAATGTCCATCCACAGGATGAACCTAAACTCATGCCCACGCTTGCTGATGAAGTCGTGCGCGAGAACATCGCGGTACTCGTAGAAATTTTTGTGTTCTTCGTGCCACGAGCCGCCAGAGTATTTCTGGGGCACGTCGATCAACTCGAATCCGTACTCGATCAACTTCGCTCTCACATTCGCCGCGAGGTTCCATACGAGGAGAATCTTACGACCGCGAAATCCGCAAGTCTGTGACGATGCCATGTAAGCCTCGATCCAGTCGAAGCCTTGATTAGCGAATACGCCGAGTAGCAGATCGTTGGTCGCGTCCATTACTCCTCCGTAAATTCCTTCGCGTACTCCGCGAGACATTCGCGCCACGGTCGGGGCGAAAATCCGGGGATTACGCTGTTTACTAATACTTCGCTCTCGGGACGCGGGGCGTCGTAGCCTTTGGTCATGAAAAACGCCGAGCCGACGCAGTTGACGGTGATGTCCGTCCGCCCTAACAGCCTGACGAACTCTTTGGCGATCTCGTATCGGGATGCAGCACCTTCACAAGAGACGTGATATGTGCCGAACTTCCCACTTCTCAAGATCGCGTCAATCGCTTGACACAGGTCGGGGAGATACGAGAGTGAGCCGAACTTGTCGCCCACAGCATTGATCGTTGTCTTGCCGTCTACGATCTGCTTGTAAATCTTGCCGATGAATTTCGTGTCGGTCTGGCCACCGCCGAAGCACCATTCTGTCCTGACGACGAAATGCTTTGGGATCGAGCGAGTGATCTGTTCTCCCATCAGCTTTGTCTTGCCGTAGGTCGAAATTGGCTTCGTTTGGTCGAAAACCGTGTACTCTGGCTGCGTTCCGTCGAAAACACATGCGGAACTAAGGTACAGCAGCGGGATGTCAAGATCGGACGCGATCAACGCGACGTTCGCCGTCCCGAGGGCATGAATGTTCAGCGCCTTCTTGGGTTCCTGTTGGCACGCTTCCATGTCGCATAGTGCCGCAAGGTTGATGATGAAATCCGGGCCAAACTTAATGATGCTGTCCTGCAACGCGTAGTAATCTCGGATATCGACTCGTGGGCAAGTCACTCCGGGTGCCGACAAAGTATGCTCTGTGAAGTGCTTGATGACGGCGGTTCCAACCATGCCACTTCCGCCAAGGATGTAAATCCGCATCAGCACCCCCCTTCGCGCATACCTCCTTTGGGGTCGGTACGTGCCTTTATCAATACCTCGCCAAGCTGAATGATGTTTCTCCGAGTCCATCCCTTCGCTGCGATAATGCCGCGATAGTAAATCTGGTCGTGAACCATCGAACCGGGCGTCCACGTCGGGGTAGCGTCCGCTGCGCGGAGCCACGCTTCCTGCGTGTCGTAACTGAAGTCACAAATTCCGCTGTCCAACTGCATACCGCAGTGAACAACTTTGATCTCCGGGTCTGCGAAAGGCGCGACCATGCGGTCGAGGTAGCCTTCGAGCATGTCATTGTCGTCGTCGAACGCACAGACGAGATCGCCAGTCACATACTGGTAGCCACAGTTCTTTGCGTAGCAAGGGTTCGCCACGTCGCTGTGTTCGTAGATTCGGATGCGCGGATCAGCCGGGAGATCGACAACGCCGTCCTTCTCGTTGTTGATGACTATCAATTCCCAGTTCTGGTACGTCTGATCCAAAAGCGTTTGGACAGTGCGACGTATTGTATGCTGCCTGCGAAACGTACCCATGATGATTGAGACCTTGGGTCTATACTCAGGGTTGTACGTAAAATCGTGGATATCGTCCACGAGCATCAGCCAGCGGTAGGTGCAGTACGGGAACAACTGCTTCGGAGTCAGGTCTTCCGTAAACTCCAGAATCTCGTAGGGCGACTTGACGAGCGCCGCGATCTGGCGCTTGAATGACGCGATGTGATCTTGGTTCTTCGCGTTCAGAATGCAGTACGAGACACCACTCGCGCCGTCAATGTTCGCCGTCCACCATTCGGGGAGCGGCACAGGCCAGCGTGTGTCTTCGGGATGCGCGGTCTCAAACCAGTCTATCGTCAAACCATCAGCGGCGTAGCGCGATTTACGCGGTCGGTGTACTAACGGTGGGCGCTTGGGTTGAACCTGCGACATACAGCCTCCTCATAACCTCGGGCGTGCAACTGTGGAAAGACGCGAGGCCAGTGGGGTCGATGTCAATCGGAACTTTGTATCCAGTGTCCCATTGATTGCGGGTGTTCTTGATGTGGTTCATCGGAATGCGATTGTCCGCCGCGACCGTGCCGATCCAAACATCGTCTGCGTAGTTATTGACCGGGGACGAAATGACAAGTTCCATCATCTTGCGCGATAGGAACATGCAGCCGCCCGGATGAAAATGCTGCGGACTCGATCCAGAGTAATCATGGTCGGCCCAGTTCGTCGCGAAGAGTCTGTCGGGATAAATGAAGGTGTCGTCGTCACAGCGTAGGAGAAAATCGTAGCCGTGATCGAGCGCCCAGCGGCAGATCGCTTTCATCTTAGCAGGGTTCTGTGTGTAGTTGTCTCCGCAGTCGAGGAAAATTTCATCAGCAAGAGGTTCACGCAGAATTGGAGTCGGAACACGTCTGCGGTCGCCGTCCTGTCTCAGCTTTGTGCCGTAGAAGAATCGGTAGGGAACATCACCAAGTTGCTTGACCCATGTGTCGCGGATCGTGTTCACCCGAGCCTGCTGATCGAGGCATCGCAAGTTCTTTTGGGTACACCAGTCGATGGAGAGATCGTCGAGATAGTAGTCGAGACGGTGACATGTCATGATCGCGACGAGTAGCTTCATCGGTTCCTCCAGAAATAACGAAGGCCCACTCGACACCGGGTGGTGGAGTGGGCCTAATGTCGGCAATGGTGGTGGGGTCTCCACGCTTCCGGCTTTCACCGGGGAGGAACCATGCCGTTTGTCGGGTAGATCAATGTGTGACCGAACTTAGATTATTGGTCTTTTGTCATGCCAAAAGGCGTCGGTCTGCCAAAATTCGTTTTCTACTTCCTCTCACCCTTGTTACGTTTTCGCCCAATTTTCGCCCCAGAAGGCTGTAAGTCTATGAAAGCACGCCGAATAAAATTACTCCGGCTTCTCGCCTTTTGGTACAACCCTGCCGTCATTTACGGTCTGGAAGCCGTGTAATCTGTCAACCTCAGCCGATCCGCCGATATACGACAGACGGCGCGTATTCTGCCCTCTGGTCATCTGGAGATCGGCGCGGAACAGAACTTCTTCCCAGTATTCCTGCGATTCAGGGTCTAAGCCCCTCAAATCAATGTCTTTAGCCTTGCGTCCCATCGCCTCCTACTTTCTGGATTTTCTTCCGGTCTTTCGCCTTTGGTTCGTCTTCATAGAGCGGCTGCATCTTGCCAACCTCGCGCAGTTTGGTTCCGAACATCGGGTTGTCGAACTCAACGAGTTGAACAGCAACGCCATCCTCGTCACGCTGTAGTGGCCCGGTCACTGTCCCCGGCCCGGTGAAGTACCCCGTGATGCGCTCTCCGATCTCAAATGCCATGCGTCCTCCCTATCGTGCTGATGGATGTTTGGTCTGGTAGTAGGCAATGGCGACCGCGATGTCCTTATGCTTCGAGCAGAATCGCAGCCAGCCGCTTCTCTTGGAGCCGACGAACCGAGTGACGACCCCGGTGCAATGAGGAACATCGCAGTGGCACTTGGCCCAATAAAGGTTCGCCTTCTTGCTGGTCTCCCCTTTGATCGAAGCCATCCGTTCAGTGACAGCATCCCCGTAGACCTTGGGCTGCGGGCTGTATGTCGATACCATGTGCATCGTGTGTTCCCCCTAGAAACCATCCTATCACCTGCGTTGAGAAATTGCAACCAACATTTTCTTAAAATTGATGCTTGACGCGGGGTCGGGGACATGCTAGGATTAACTCTGGGGGAAGGCACGACCATTTCTCCCCGCTTCACCATATCGCCTACTTAGGCAGAAAGCTGGAACAATGTCTCTCGTAATCAAGGACAAGGTGTACGAGCAGTTGACCGAAGGACTGCACAATGTGACCATCACCAAGGTTGAAGACCTTGGCCCGCAGGAAACCCAGTTCGGAACCAAGGATCGCCTCCGCGTGATCTTTACCGCGTCCGACCAGAAAGACAAGGAAAACAACCCTGTCGATGTCCGCATGACTTTCACCAAGAGCCTGCACGTCAAGTCGGGCTTCGTGAAACAGTTACTCTCACCCCTCGGCTTCTCTGTGGGTAACGAGTTCGATGCCAATGACATCGTTGGCACGAAATGCCAAGTCGTGATTCAGCACAAGGAATCCGATGGCAAGACCTACGCGAACGTGACCGCAATCCTGCGGATTCGTCCCGCTGGGCAGAAGGCTGCTCCGGTCGCGGAACAGTTCTAGCTCTCTCCCGTCTATTTATAAACGGTAGACACACGCACAGGGGGACGCCCGTCTCCCTGCTGCGTTTCTGTTCGGAGGTAAGATGGCCGACAAGCAAGTCGTAGCGGAGTTGAGAGCAGCAGCCGAGGATGCAGTCAATCGCGGCTTTGCGATCTTGACATGCGAACCACATCTGAAAGACCCGTGGGCGAAATATTCGCCGCACGCTGTCAATTCTGCGTCACGCGTTCCTGAGATCGCATTCAAGGCGTGGGACGAAGGACACGAAGCAAATTACGGAGTCGCCGGAGGGCCGTCCAACATCACTATCGTCGATGTGGACAAGGGGATTCCTAACGTCACGGCCCTGAAGCACTGGATGGAGTCCATCGGACTCCCTGAGACATTCACCGTCCAGACTGGACGAGACGGAGAGTTCGGCGCTCACTTGTATTACTCGGGCGCGGTCAAGACGACTCCGTACCAGATCGAGGGTGTCGTAGGAGAACTGCGCGGCATCGGAGCATACGTCGTTGGCCCCGGTTCGATTCACCCTTCTGGCAAGAAATACACGATCATCAACGACTGCACCATCGTCCCGCTACCCGAGGGCATGAAGGCTCTCGCGTCGAAGCACGACAAGAAGGGACTTGAGTTTAAGCCTGCTGCTACAACCGGGGAACTAATCCCTGAAGGCAATCGCTGGGTTCACTTGCAATCGAAGGCCGGAACGTTTCGCAACGCGGGACTCGACCGAGACGGAATTTATCATGCGCTGAAGAACTTCGCCGCGAACAACTGCGAAGACGGCGCAAACTATCCCGACGACAAGATTCAGGCTCTTGCCGATGCTGCGTCCCAAGTGTTCGACGCGGCTGAGGCTACACCTGTCGTGTTCTTTGGCGACGGCAAGAAAATTGATGTCAACATCGCGGAGATTCCCAGTGAAGCTATCGAAGGCGATTGGATCGGAGAACTGTCTCACCACGTTGCTGACGGGACGTTCATCCCGCTGTCTTTCGCCCGAGCGCAGATCAAGACTATTCTCGGCGCTTCCCTCGACGGTCTGGTTGGATTCCCGCATCAGCCTGACTTGAACATGAAGCACTGGACAATGCTGATCTCGGCTAACCCCGAATCCGGCAAAGGCATGTCGTGGAAGCGTACGGGCGAGTCAGCACTCGCGAATTACATCGCTAAGACGGGCGTTGTCATGCCTCGATCTGGTTGGTTCTCCTCCGGCGAACATCTCATCAAGAAATTGTGCGATGGTGAGTTCGAGAACAAGAACACGCTGACGTATTTCGACGAGTTAGCAACTCTGTTCATGAAGGGCGCTGCCCAAAACTCAACTCTGTTCAAACACATGACGGAACTCTACGACCGTAGTGACGGCAGCGCAGGATCACTGTCTCACGAAGGCGGCGAGTTCAACAACATCTCGATCAGCTTCACTGGTGGATTCACCGTGTCGTCATTCGACGCCTCGATCTCTGGCAAGGGTGCGGGTGGTGACGGATTCCTATCCCGCTGTGTTCTCGCGTACACCGGGACTGTCAAACACGCCGGGGACTGGGCACCGCAAGACACCGCGACGATCAACAAAATCGCTGGAGACATGTTGACTCGTTGGGGCCAGTTGAAGACGGAGTTCTCAAAGAACAAATTGCGGTTCATCCCCAAGGAGACTGAGGAAGCCAAGGAGTTGCGACACCAGTTTCAGAAGTTCCTGTCACAGAAACGCAAAGAGTATGACGCTGCTGGTGTCCAAGATGTCATTTCTCGTATCGAGAAGCACTTCAAGTCTGATCTACTTCTCCGCGCTCTTTTCTCCGGCGATATCAACACACCGCTCGAAGAGATCACGATCACTGCGGATATGGCGAAGCGATCTGTCGCATGGGCTACGTTCGAGATTTACCTTCGCGAAGAGTTGTGGCCTGTCGATAAGGGCAACCTCGTCGAACGGATGGAGCAGTGCATGAGGCGGGCGCTGAAGAAACACGAGCACCTGACTAAGACCCAGTTGATGACGGCCTGTAACGTTCACCGGGCTGGCAGCGGCGGCGCAACGACGTTCAACATGGCGTGGTCAGCAGTTCTTCGGGCGGGCCTGATCGAAGTCGTAGGTCGGACGCACAAAGGGACTGAGAAATTCGGGTTGGTTTCGTGATTCAGTGTCACAGACCCCCCTTAACACATATACGGGAAAATATTCTTTTGTTTTCTTATATATATGGGGCTGGCTATACCCCCCTATTTGACAGCGATTCGATTTGACAGGTCGATCAACTATGATTCTAAAGGGGTTAAGGGGCAAAATGAGGGTGACAGCGATTGAATCGAACCACTGTCAACTGATTCTAAAGGACTTACGATGAAGAAGCTCTGGCTGGACTTTGAAACGCGGTCGTTCATCGACCTGAAGGCTTGCGGACTTGACAGGTACGCCAAGGATGAGACGACGGAAGTCCTCATGCTAGCGTGGGCCTTCGACGACGACAAGGTGAAGCTCTGGATTCCGATCCTCGGCCAAACCATGCCGCCCGAACTCCATGCTGGGCTGATTGACCACGAAGTCGTCAAGATGGCGTGGAACTACAACTTTGAGAAGGACGTGTTCCACTATCGACTGGGCTACGTCATCCCGCAGCAGGAATGGTTCGACCCCTCGATCCTCTGTGCGAACATGTCACTCCCGGTCGGATTGGATCGCGCAGCGTCAGCATTGAACATCGACATCGAACTGAAAAAGACGAAGTACACAGGCAAGAATAAACCTGTCAAATTGTTCTCAGAACCGTCGAAGTACACCAAGACGTTCTTGAAAAAGAATCCGCAGATCACGTCTCCCTTCTACTACAAGGACTGGGAATCGCACCCCGAACAGTGGCAGGCATTCTGCGATTATTGTTGCCAAGACGTTGTGGCCGAGCGTGCAGTATGGTATGCCGCCGTTGCGATGAAGTGCGAAATGACGGACGGCGAAGTCCTCGCGTGGCTGCTCGATCAGAGGATGAACGAGACGGGCGTCTGGATTGACAGGAAGTTCGTCGAGAACGCAAAGGCGCTGGCTGAGGCCGAAGTCGGCTCGATCATGACGGCGCTCAAGAACATCACAGGCTGCGATAATCCGAACTCGGGGAAGCAGCTTGGTGAATGGCTGCGCGAACGGAAGTATCAATTCGATTCGCTGGACAAAGACCACATTGCTGAGGCACTGAAGAACGGACATCACTGGGGGATGACGCCCGAGGCGATGCATGTTCTCGAACTCAAGAAAAAGTTGGGTGGATCGGCGTACACGAAGCTGGAGACGATCCTCGAACGCATTGGGCCTGATGGTAGGCTGCGTGACCAGTTCGTATATCACGGGGCGCACACCGGACGATGGTCTGGACGTGGTGTCCAGTTGCAGAATCTGTTCAAGCCGACGAAGGAAGTCTCGACGCTGCGTGCTGAGATCGTCGAAGGGATCAGGAACAACGATCTCAAGATTCAGACGATCTTCTCTGCGTACAATGATGAAGTCGCCAAGTGGAACGCGACAAACACAGACCCGAAGAAAGAGAAGAAACCACTCAAATCTTGCCCGACCATGATGGATGCGGTCGCTGGCACGATCCGAGCGTCCTTCTGCCCGACACCGGGCAACAAGTTCTCCGTCTCTGACTTGGCACAGATCGAATCCCGCGTCTTGGCTGCTCTCGCGGGCTGTCAGACCATGATCGACGCGTACAAATCAGGACTTGACTTGTACAAGGATATTATGGCATTCTTACTGGAGAAGCCATACTCCGAGATCACCAGCGGAGAGCGTGCGAACGGTAAGGTCATCATCCTTGGTTGCGGCTTCGGGATGGGCTGGGAGAAGTTCATTGAGTACGCCGCGACGTTCGGCGTCACGCTGGACGAAGCGACGGCAAAGAAGTATGTCACTGCGTTCCGCGAGAAGTATCACGAAATTCCGTCGTTCTGGAAGGAACTGAACGCAGCAGTCGTCACGGCAGTCAAGGCGAACATCTGCATCTACGTCCGGGGATTGGTTGTCGATGGACGCAATCCGCAGATGTTGAAGATCAAGCTGCCTTGCGGACGGTGCTTGCATTATCTCGATCCGATAGTAACGCAGGAGACGACGGATTGGGGCAAGACGTACGAGAATGTCAGCTACCACGCTTGGGACGCGAAGGGTTGCCAACTCAAGCGGCTGTACGGCGGGCTGCTGTGCGAGAACGTAGTGCAGGCCGTAGCGCGAGACATCCTGCTGAATGGGATGTTGGAAGCAGAGAAGGTCGGCTTCATCATCGTGATGACAATTCACGACGAAGTTGTGGGTGAGTCGCCAAAGACATCACCCCTGACTTACAAAGACCTTGAGAAAGCGATGACCGTGACACCCTCATGGGCAGAAGGCATGGGGTTCATTCTAGCAGCGGAGGGATACGATGCCGAATACTACCGAAAGTAGAAAAGAGTTCTGGAAGAAAACCGTCGATGACTTCACCACATCGTGGACGAAGAACTACGCCGCTGCATTGAACGAGCAGTTGGCGGGCAAGACGGTCGAACGGGTCGAGGTACGCGGGCTGGGTGTCAACATAGTGACCACCGACGCCAAGCCGGAGATTCTTAACCCGCCCGTTCACTGTAGCGAGAGCAGGCATTCCGAGGAACCAGATCATCTTGGGTTCATCGGGCTTGATTTCCCGTGGGGTCGTAAGAAAGTTGTTGACAACGATCCCGAAGTACGATAGAGTTAAGACTGGGAGGAGAACACCATGACTGTTTACACCGTTATCACTGCGGCAATTGTCCGCAAAGTACGGGCACTGGTCGCGGAAATCCGCGCCCTCGTGGCCGAAGCGACCCGTCAGGAGAAGCGAATCGTCGCCATTGCCGAAGCCGAAGCGAAGCAGATTCTCGCGGAAGCGGAGCAGGAAACGATTGTGCTGAAAGACGAGTTGGTTGATCGCATCTCGAAGTTGTAATCAAGTTCGTGCTGCTAGTGGAGGGCATCCCCGGCCAAGCGGTCGGGCTGCAAATTCGACTGAGGGCTGCTTGCAGCGGTCTGATCTCGGAGTGATGTCTTCCCCTAGCAGCACATTGTGGGGACGCGGGCCGATCCCGCCGTCGCAACACGGCGTCGTCTAAACACCAAGGACACCCACTACTAGCCTTCGGGCGTGGCAAGAGCGAATACCGCGAGTACCATCGAGACGTGCGGTCTCGGTGGGTGTGGTTCTAAGGTCGCTTCCCGATTTAAGCATGTATGAAGCGTTAGCTTCTGTTGTTGGACGCGGGTTCGATTCCCGCCGCCTCCACCAAAGTCGCTCCTTGTATCGTTACACTGCGGACGGACTCACCCGTGCCGTGGGAGATTTGTGAGATTGAGCGACTTTTGTGGGGGCGTCAAGGCTTCGACAGCGACAGTGAAGAGAACGGGGACATGCAGGGATGTTGTGGCCCACCTACGGTGCCAACACGCGAGAAGGCGTACGCTGACTCGATGAGGCCAACGGGACACGAAAACCATAAATGCTGAGACTGAAAAGCCTCGTGCATTCGCTGCTGCCGCTGGTCGGTAAGCAACGGCGGGTTTGGCCCACCTTGGAACAGAACGGGCCATTAATTTCTGGAGGAATTACGATGGGAGACCCACGAGAAGTGCCCGCGCTAGACCCGACGACCGCCGAGAGAATCGAAGCGGCCCGCGCTGAAGTTCGTCGCGCCGTCGCAAGTGACACAGTGTCGCTCATTCATCCGTTCGACATGTCATTCCTGTTGAAGAACCCGATGACTATCGACGCGATACTCATCAACCTGTTCGAGAGACAGTTCGTTGTCGTCGATGGCGTCGTCTATGAGCAGACGAACACTGTGAAGAACGTTCACAAGCTGCGCGAGATGATGGCACCCGTCAAGTCTGACGACGAGACCGCGTGACGCCGGATACGATCAACGCAGTCTTTGAGGCGTTAGGTTCTGTCGCGGTCTGGGCGAACGTCTTTGCGATCATCAAAGACAAAGGCTACGCAGGGACACGCATCCCGATGATGCTGTTCTTTTCGGCATGGGGATTTTGGAATTTGTGGTACTATCCGCATCTCGGCCAGTCGCTGTCGTTCTATGCCAGCGTCTTGTTGACGACGGGGAATTGCGCCGTCCTTGCTGCGATGGCGTACTTCGGAAGGAAGGGCTAAATGGCAACCAAGAAGAAATCAGTTCCACGAGCAACGCGAGTGAAGAACGTCGGATACCTGACAGCGCGAGTTTACGATCATAAGTCCGCGTCGATTCTGGTCAAGGTTCCCGTCGCGATGACCACGATCCCCGAAGTCCCAGAAGTCATCCTGCTGGAGAACTGGGCAGCGGTGCTTTACTCGACAAGCCCGCTGGCCTACCGCAGCGTGACAAGCGGACGGGCGAAGCATGTATAAAATTGGCGACAGGGTTCGGTTGAACGAGGAGTGGGGGAGATGGACGCAGTATGCCCCCTCGAAGACTCACCCTGTGGGCCGCGAAGGAACTGTCACTGGGTTCCCCAAGAAAGACAAGCAATGCACGAAGGTTACTTTCGATGGTAAGAAGGGGCCGACGAATTTTCATACTAGCTTTTTGACGAGGATCGACTCATGAGTAACGTCTTTATCACCGCCGACGAGCACTACGGACACGAGAAGATCATCGAGTATTGCAATCGTCCGTTCAAGCACGCCGATGAGATGAACGAGTTCATCATTGAACAGCACAACAAGGTCGTGCCCAACTCCCGAGGCGTCCTCACTATTCACGTCGGGGACTGGTTCTGGCATACGCTACCATTAGGTATCGCTCTAACGATTCTCGGTCGGCTGAATGGGAGGCACGCATTCATTTACGGGAACCACGACGAGTTGATCGAGAAGTATGAGTCTGTCTTCAGGCAGCAACTCGACTGGATCAAGGGAGAGAACAAAGACTCGGCCTGCCATCGGTTGAAGTTCAACAACAACGAGATGACGCTATGCCACTACGCGATGCGTGTGTGGAACCGGAGTCACAAAGGTGCGTGGCAGTTGTACGGTCACAGTCACAACGAACTCCCGGTCGTCGGCAAGTCGTTCGACATCGGGGTGGATGGGCATAACTTCGCGCCGTGGTCACTCGAAGAGATCGAAGCGAAGATGGCGACTCTCCCGCAGGCGCACATCATCACGAAGGTGTGGCCGGGGAAGGAAGCGCCCGAGATGCCGACCGATCACGCAACGAAGCAATACATGGCAGGCAACGGCTCGACGGTTCACGAACCGGGCTGTCCCTGTGGCTGGTGCAAGATGGGCAAGCCGCCCGGAGGAACACGCGCATGATGACTTTGAACTTACTTCGATGCTTCCCGCATCGTTTTCTCAAACACGAAACCCCGTCAGGGGAGAAAATTTTCCTCTGCGCCCGATGCCAGCGTATCTGGCCGAGAGTCGCGGAGTACCGCACGCCCTTGACAGCATGGCAACGGCTTTTACGTGCTCTTAAGAGCAACTGGGTTGCGGATTGCGATTCTGCCGGAGGGCCTTCGCTATGTTGAAGTGGATTCTGCTGTACGTCGTTTCGATTGGTGCCGGGATGCTGTGGTCGTACTGGAGACGAACTAGGGGGAAGTGATGGCCGAAGAACTGTCGTTCCCCGAGTTGCCGAGCGATGAGTTCAAGAAGCACTATGGCTCGATCCACGCGTATCTCGAACAATACGTCAAGATCGCGACCAAGGGCAATGTCGATATCGAGTGGGCGCTACACGTCGCCCGGATGCGGCTGGGCTGCAAGGTCTGCGGATTGACGCTGACCGCGCCGGAGCCGAAGGGGACTGAAGTCGATTACGGGATTCAGGAGTTCGTCAAGATTCACTCGCACGCGGGAGGGCACAAGAGTTGTACCTGTGGTGGGACGGGCGATCCGGTCACTGGGAAGATAAATCACAATCTGCACGCATTGCAGTGTCCCGCGTTTGTACAGACGCCTTGCATCCACGGGTATCTGATGTGGCAGAATGCTTGCGACATCTGCCGGGAAGTCAAGCTGGGGATTAAGAACAAGGCGGTGACTGCGGACTTCAAGAACGTCCCGTTCACTCCACTGCCGCCCGTCGCAAAGGATGTGTTGGAGAAAATCAAAGCGGCAGCGCTTGGAGGCAGCATGGGCGACATTGACCTGAAGCACAGCATGGCGTCACTGATCGCACAACAGATGAAGTCGTACGACAAAGAGTACGCCGAGAAGATGTCGGACGAGAATCTGGCAAAGAAGATCGCGGCGCTACAGAGCGCGGATTACGCAGGCGAGTTGGCGAAGGGGATGGCGGAACTCAAGGCGAAGGGTTTGATGTCGCCAGAGGACACTGAGGTCATCCAAGAGAAGATTCAGGACTCGAAAGCTGAGTTGCAGGCACTTCAGAACATTCTGACTCTGAAGGCGATGCAAAAGAAGAAACAGCAATTGCTGGGCGCGATCAGTGGTGAGCATCCGGTGACGGTCATCGCCCCGCCAAAGAAAGACAAGCCGCTCAAGATTGCGACTGGGAGGAAGTTCCGATGAGACCAGCCCCGGATACGGATTATTTTTACGTCATTAAGTCGATCAGTGACGAGTCGTTCAAGGACATCGAACGCCCGACTGAACTGGCTTTGCGATACCAGTACGATCACTGTGAGGTCTTCATTCACGAGGTCAATCATCACGTCGTCGCGTACGCACTTGTCACTATGGACAACGGAGAGCCGTACATCTGGAGCATCGCGACGAAAGAGGGATTTCGGGGATGTGGGATTGCGACTGGGTTGATCGTCGAGATTCTCACTTTCTATTTTGACAGGCACGCTGAAGGCATCGGGCTGACGGTCAACGTCAACAACCCGGCCCAGAAGCTGTACTTCGACCAAGGATTCCGAGCGACACGAGTCATCCCAAGATACTACGGGGATGTCAGTGGTTTACGAATGAGGAGAAAATTACTATGAGCACAAGAATTGAATGCACCAAATGCAACGATGTCGTTGATCTCGAAGCGTCGAGCATCACGCTGCCGTTCATCTGTGAGTCTTGCGAGACTATCGAGTTTCAAGAAGCGATTAAGCCCGCTGTTCCCGCGCCCGCGAACGTCGGCCAGCAGGATCACGGTCTTGACGAGTCGTCCGCGACGATTGAGAACACAACTCTTCTGATCGAAGACCTTGAGAAGCAAGTCTCTCTGCTTCAGGACTCGCTCGACTCGTCCAACAAACTGATCGCTGACATGTCGGCTCAGTTGAATGAAGACGCCGCGACTCTCGGAGAACGCGACAGAGAGATCAAAGACCTTCAGGGCGCGAGGGACTCTGGTTGGACTCTATTCGATGAAGCACAGAAACGCTATCTGACTGCGAATCATCTGAACGAGAGACTTCAGCAGGACATGAGCGAACTGATCTCGCGTCTCGACAAGCTGCGCCGTCAGAACGCCGAGTTGGGGCTGAAGAACTTCGCCCAGAGTCAGGGAGTCGCGAAGTTCGCTGGACAGATGTTCACGCTGGCGGGCGAGTGGGACGCGAAGGAAGCGGAGTTGACGGAAGATGTGACGAACGCAGAGCAGCAAGTCGCGCTGCTAGAACGCAAGCTGGAATTTGAAAAGGAAAACACGGTACGTGCGGAACTCCAAAGGGATTTCTACAAACGTAAGGCGAGTTACTTCCAAGAACGCTTCCGCGATCTCGTCGAACTTGAGAATCGTGGGTTCTGGGCGAGGGTGTTCAACAAGAAAAGGTAGGGTCTTATGCCCCGGATTGCCGACAGGATCGCGCTGTTGAACTTTAAGCCGGGGACGCGGGACAAGAGGAAGCGGCAGACTCGGTTCGATCACGACCCGGATGTCCTCACTCGTGAGAAGATTCACGCGGCTGTCAAAGCGCTGATGAACTCCTCCGTACACCCGGTTCACGACGAGGACTACTTTGTCATCAACCCCGAGTTGGAGGACTTGGCGAAGCAGTTGTCCGTCAACGCTGCACAGAGTGTCAACGACATCATCAAGCAGGCGATGACCGAGGCGACGTGGGCTGACCAAGCAGACCAGACTGATTTTCCAACAACGATCTTTTAGGGAGGTAGTACGATGATTGAATCAGGACTTATCACAGAAGTGGTTGAACGGGAAGTCTCGCCATTCGCGGCTGTCATAGAGAGCTACCGGAAGCACGCCCGCCGAACCTCGACTCGGACGGCCCCTGTCGTTTCGGCGCGGCAATTCCGGGGCAAGATTCGTCCCGTCGCCCTCCAGCCTCGTGTAAAGGCCACGATATACTACCTCGGTTGTGTCAACCAGTTGGAGAGCTACGGTGCCTAGACTCGACGAGAAGGACTACAGGATCAAGATCAACAACCTCGGGTACACTGTACACATCATCTTCTCGAACGACATCAAGGCGTCTTGGCTCAAGAGGTTTAACACAGACGAGACCGGGCGCGAGATGCTTGACGATGCTGGCGGGCTGCACACAGTCTCTGGTGGTGGGCATAGCTTTGTCATCCTGCCGAAAGACGTGGGTGTGGCTTCGATGTGTCACGAATGCTGGCACGCGGTGTACGCGATGTTCAAGTGGGCGGGCATCCCGCTCGATAACAATGAACTGGTTGCGTACACGCTGGGATACGTCATTAGCGAAGCGCAAGCAGCCCAGACCAAGAACGATAGGAGACTGAAATGTCGGACGAAATGACGGTCGTACATAATCACAGGCATACGAGTGAGGAAGTTGTCGAAGTCGAAGCGGGCGAACTCATCAACGCGATGAGGCAGCACCGCAGGACTGTCGAGATGTTCCAGCAGTCTGTCGCTCGACTCGACGACTCCCTCGCTTCGACGATGCAGTTCTTGTCCTCGTGGATCGACAGGCTGGAGCGACATCAGCACAACGAGAGACTGGCGGGCCGATGAACAGGGAGATCAAGAAAGACCCGAAGCAACGCGGAATGAACTGGGTCAACACGGTCTTCGCGGAATGTCAGTTCTGCGGGGAGACGTGGCACAAGCATCACCTGTGGTGTCCGAACTACGATTCGATTGCGCCGAAACGTTGCGCGGTCAAGCATACACCTTTTCTGCGGTCGATAGACAGAGGTCGCGGGCCGAGCGAACAGTATGAGTACGAGTGCTCTCTGTGCAACATGCCCTCGGTCTTCAGTACTGAGCGGCCTTTGAAATCCGCCGATCCGCATCCGTTCTGTCGTGTCTCCCCACCGCGACATTACTGGGCGACATGTGGTGACGGATGTTGCGAACCGTGGTGCAATGGCTGTGGGATCAAGGGAACTTGGGACGATCTAAGAAAACAAGTGGAGGCTGAACAATGACATTACGACTACAAAGACCTGATCTGTACCTCAGACTTCTCGGCATGATTCACATGTTGACTGACAAGAAGATCGCTGAAATTGTTGAGGCACAAGGGATGTATATCGACTGGGATGAGATCGCCCGAACGATGAAGGGTGACGAGTGGGAAGTCAATCCGCAGATCATCAAGCCGCTCGACAAGCCGAAGCCTTCGCGCTTCAGTGGCCCGCTATCGACGACTCCGTTCCCGCAAGTCGCAGAATCCGAGGCGAAGCTGGCCGACATCGACAAGGTTGCGCCGAGGGTCGAACGTGACGCTCCGTTGCCGCTGGCAAAAGTTCGCGAGGAGTTGAATGATCTGATTCGTGGTCACGCTGACGGGCGACTGATGGGCCGGAGCGCGACGAGTCGTCTCCTCGGGGTGATTGAGCAGATCGTTATGAAGTTGGAGAACGTCCCTTTATTCAATTGGACAATACCGAGTATCGCGCCGTTCCCAATGGTCACTCCTCCGAACGCGACTCCGCAAGTGTGGCCCCCGTACACGCCGTACATCGGAGACCCGCCGTTTCCGGGTAGCTCCACGATCTGTAGTTCTGGGACTGTTGAAAAGACTGCGATCTCACAGGCTGATGGTCACGTCGAGATCGACCAGTATGGGACAACGAAGGCCGATGTTGCGAAACAAGTTCGGTACGACCGTTCTATGGGAACGGGAATCACGAAGAACGTCTCGACTGTCGAAGATGACTCAATTCCTTTCTAGGGAGGCTGCTATGGATTTTGATTTCGATAGTTACCTGATGGTCGGGGTGACGCCGAGGATGGCGCAGCGCATCATCGACTTCATGGACTACCTCGACACCGCTGTCAACCTCGAACCCGCAGGGCCGTCGCGCAATAAAGATTTCCACATGGCGACGGAGTGCCGGGAGATTCGTGAGGCGTTGAATGTGGGTCGGAAGAAAAGTTCAGCAGACTCTCTTTAACCCGAACGACCAGCCCGAAGAGAATTGGGCTTACGTCGTCGAGAGGAGATTTCTCGTCGGCGCTGTCGGGACTAATGATGCGTTCGACGGGACGTGTGGACACTGGTACACGGTGCCTCGACCGAATCATTTCCGTCTCGAAGCGAACGCAGTTCTTCGCGCACACGAGTTGATGACTGAGTTCAAGCGTGCGTGGGAATTGAAGTTGGTGGAATTTCGAGTCGTTCCGAAATACGTGGGCTATGTTCCACCCGCAGATGAGGTATGGATAAGCTGATGGTCATTTACTCAATTCAATCCCGGCTGCGTGCGCCCGATCATGGGTGGTCGTCTTGCTCCCGTCTGCGTCCTGAGACACGGGACGAAGCGGAGAAGCTGTGCGACACATTGCACCGGGCGATGCCGATGAAAGACTTCCGAGTGGTGGAGACCTATGACGAAGATATCCCTTTCTGAAAAGCCTGAATCCCTGCGCGACTGTCTCGATGTCATTGAGATGTTGTTGCGGAGTGAGTTCGGTCACGATCTCTGGAATGTCCTTGTCGCCCTTCGTGGGCCTGACACACGAGATCGCGGCCTGAAATACGCGACGACGTGTGTCATCCGGCAACACGCGTTCCCCGGTAGACCGACTGAGGGTTTGTCAGTCTTCAAGGACGACTGCAAGGTTTACGCAAAGCGCCGGAGCGAGATGTTCGAGACGCGAGAGGGCCTGAACCACTTCCGAGAGCACATAGGGGACGCGTTCGACAGTCTCGATCTCAAAATAGGAGAAGTCAATGAACAGATATGAGCGGTACGTCCACCGGGAGAGTCTGAACCGGAGCCTGAGCCGACTCGGCCAGATGCAGGCCCGGATATACCCAATGGTGATGATCGAGAATGAACTCGCCATTGCCGTCCGTCGCGCCGGGATCGTCGCTGTCGCCCGCGCACTCGTCGGACAGTGGTGGATGAACTGGAGTCTCCGGCGCTCTGCGAGGAACTCGTGGCGTGGGTTCTGAACGGGTATCACCCGAGAGATAAATGGGGGCCGCTTCTCGGGGACGATAAAACCTACCGCGACCCGGCCCGATGCAGCCACACGTCTCGGCGCTGGCGTGGCGGACACCACTGGGACTGTCTCGACTGCGGGCAACCCGTGCGCGACCGCGAGGAGCGAATCCAGCGTTTATTAATAGACGAAAGAGACTGAGCATGTCCACGACAGTGACCCCCAACCTGATCCAGCCCGACCAGCGGACAGGAGTGCGGCGCTGTCTTCGCTGTAACACACTGTACGCCGCTGCCGCCGCGATGCCGTCGCCGTGGGAGTGTCCGCAGTGTCACAGCATCGACACCATCCCCGTCGAGCCTGCCTCACCACCGTCCCAAGGCACTCTGTTCGTCGTACCGCCGCCGCCACGCCCGAACGCGTGGATAGTTGAGTGGCGCTGGAAGCCCGAGGCGAAGGTAAGGCATCGGTGGTGCCGCCCGCCCGCAGATTACATGACCAGCCCCGGAATTATCTGGCAGAGACTCGACAGTTACAACATAACACGGCTGACGACCGGACTCCAGATCGCGGCCCGCAAGAGACGATACGAACCGTGGAAGTCTTTTCGCGTCCGCCCGGTCAACTGGGAGCCTGTCCCGCTACTTCCCTGAGCCTACTGCCAAAATTTCCAGAAATTGTATCCCGCCCTCCCACTGGCCCTGAGCCGCTGGGAGGGTATTTTATTTTGTATCGCAGGAGAGCGGGAGGTTTGGAGTCCCACAGGGGAGGTAGCTCTTGGGCGAACCTATGGATTTTCATAGATTTCCAGAAAATATATGTTCCCGCATAAGCGAAGACAGGGCGAAGGAGTCCCAGAGACCACAGAGGGTTGGCTAGGCCCCGCTTGGCCGCAGCCGCGACACCCGGCTGGGGTGACCGCACCCGGCCTCCGACCTTAAGTACCGACCCCCTGTATCCCCTTGATTCGCAACGTCTTATACCCCTGATCCCATAATCCATATTTCATCGCTCGACCGTGTGTAAGCGTCAATTCTACAGCATGATACGCGTCTATGATAAAATGTAGAATGTAGTTCGCGTAAGTCTAATGCAATCAGTCGCTTGCCCTGTGTTACAGTACGTCATATTGTAACAGCGGTCGAGTGACACAGTTTGTCAGTTTCGCTTTTCATTCGATGAGCGTGCAGCCTAGCCAATTCTACTCACGAACAGACGGCGAAAGCCTGCCCATGCCTATGATCCATCATAAGCGAACGCAAAGCGAATGCACTGTCAACACCTCACTCTATGAGTTTACATATATACGACAGAATGACTCACGGCGAACACACAGCGAAGCGTCAACGTAAGGTCTCGCTTCTCTCTTTCGCTTTATCTTCTACAACGCCTGCCAGTGGTGGCATCACACCAGCGAACAGACAGCGAAACACCCAGCCTGCCCCTTACGCCTTCCCTTCGTCTCTCACGCTTCTTACCCTTGGGCCGGGTTCGCCTGACTTTCGCCCTGAGCGATTGGGGCCGATCTATCGCTCGTTACACAATACAGCGTTTGTTCGCCTTTTGTACGCGTCATTATGTGGTTAATAGTTTCAATCAATGTTTACTCATGTGATACGGACATGCAAGCGGACATGGGGCGAACATAAGGCGAACAGATGTCATGTTCTGTCGCAGATAAACTTTCGCCTCTTGTTCGCTGTTCGCGAATCGAGAACGCGTGTTCACATAATGAGAACGTTCACGCGGCGTGAACAGCGAGACATTCTGAACAAGCGGCAGAGTTCGCCCGGTCTCTGTCAATGGCCCGATAGTGTTAGTCCTTTGGTAATGTATAAATACACTTGACATGGTGGGCCGCATATAAGAGAATGTGGAGAGTCGCAACCAGCGACAGGGGCAACACAATGGCAGCAGGCTTAAGCAGACGAGACAGGACGCGGCGGGCATACAATCACCTGAAGGCGTTGCAGCGCGATCTATCCCGCGCTGGCGTCAGCACTGAATACAAGGGCGCGACTGCCCGGACGCGTGGTCATCTGGTCTCTTTCAATCAGCCGGAGCACATTGACGGCGGGTTTAACATCAGCGTCGAATGGTCTAGCGCGTCCAACGGCGAAACGTTTGGGACGCTGCGACTGTACGTCGTCCTGCGTGGCGAGTCGAAGGTTTACGCAGGCTGGGGATACAACGCCGCTGGTTCATTCAGCGACGGGCTGGAGATTATCAAACGCGAATTTAAGGGGGCATTGTAATGCGAAGCTGGCAACGAGAACACGTCGCTCACCTGAACAGGGTAGCCAACGATCCATGCACCTGTGAGAATAACGGCGACCTATGCCCGCGCTGTGATGCGCGAGACGAACTCAAACGATTGACAGACGCGATCCGCGCCCGGTTGGATGCGGACTCTGGGAGGACAGCATGAAGAACTTGATTGATCTTGTCGATGGTGTGTTGGCCGAATCTCGATTCCGCGCTGCACAGGTGAAGCGTGACAACGGCGCATGGGTTCCTGCGTGTGGCGGCACTGAGACACCGTTCTACACAAGGACAGGCCGACGATTGCTCTATTGCTGGCAGCAGTCGAGTGGCAGGCACGCGTACATTGATCTGGGCACAGATATCGCGTTATCCGATGAGGAAGCGCGGGCTGCACTGGGCACGTATTAGAAAGGGGTGAGACCGTGGAAACGACACTCGACATCGCAGGAGTTGTTGCAATCATCCTGTTAGTGGTATCATTCATTCGTATTGATCGGAGGGGCTGACGTGTTCTTACATCTCTGGCACGCACTGAATTATGCTCTGTTGGCGCTGGGGCTGATCCACGCTGCATTCAGGCTGGTGTCCCATGACTAATCTCGCACAACTGATTGACGAGTTCGCGAAAGAGAATGCACACCTTGCACACGGCGACCGTGCGTGGGCGCAATGTGATGCATCGACTTGGAAGTTCATCTCGTTTGCTAAAGCACGCGGGTACGACGGCGAGTTAAAATCGTACGAGTTCTATGCTGATTACGCGGACGAGATTCGCTATCAGAAGGACGAGACCGAGAGCAATCAGACGAATCCTGATCCTGCTGTATACATCGTCTATGATGAGCACCGCAATGTTCTGAAGAATGACGCGGGCATCCAGATGTGTACGTGGCACTGCATCGTGGATGCGGGACATATCCTGATCGACTTCACGGCGCGGCAGTATCGTCAGCATTACGCGTTTCCACACATCATCGCAATAGAGGACAAGCTGATGACCACACGCAACCGTGCGATGGCTGCTGGGGTGGGCTTGTGATGATCGAAGAGAATGACATACACATTCACGAGTCGTCGCTCGAAGGAAAACCGTGCTGCTATTGCGGCACTGCGATGACCCGGCGCGGAAAGCCCAAACAAAAGAACTACGCAACGAAAGATCACATCATCCCGGTGAGCGATGGCGGACGCGGGCGCAAGACTGTCCGCTGCTGCCGTGCGTGCAACGAAGACAAGGCGCATTTATCGCTGGCCGAGTATCGCGCAGTCATGCGTGTCCGCACTGGCAGGCCGTGGTTTCTGTTTTATTTTGAGCGGCTGGCGCTGCGAGTTCTGTGCCTGCAAGCTGCGGAGTATGCCCGAAGATGGCTTGCAAGTCTAGGATTCTAAAGGAAATAGAGTTGTTGACACCTGACGCGCATCTGGTAAGATTGATCTTGTTACACGGTTCATTGACAACATAAGCGATGGCCCACAGGGGAGAGGCAAAAGCAAAAGCCCCTGAGACTAGCCGGAGCGGAATATAAGTCGTGAGCGGGTGACCTGACCCACACGCAGTATGGTAAGCGCGAAGCAGCCCAGTCAGCAGTAGCGTAGCGGCGAATCAAGCAAGAGCGCCTAACCCAGCCGGAACCAATCCGGGCGAGTCTACAAGACCAAGCTGCGCTGTGCAAGGGCTGAATCCCGAAACGCTGGCGAACATCCTGACCGCCAATCGGCACTGTCAACACGGTGCTGAGTAGAAAACGACAGCAGATTCAAAAACGTGTACTGCTCATAATCACTTCACAATCTGAGAACAGCGTTCGCAGGGTCGTGAATGTGGGCAGTGCGAGTCAGTTGAATCTACGGAGGCATCATGTACAACCCGACTGAGTTCATCGAATGCGAACACTGCAAAGAAGTGTTCGATCACGACAGCGAATCACCTTACAAGATTAACTGCCCATACTGCGAAGGCGAAATCACTGACGCTTCGCGCAACGTTGAACCGACCGAACTCTAATACAGGAGACGACAATGGCTGGACGATACGCAGAAACGCACCCGACCGCAGCGCCCGACTTTTTCTTACAGAATGAGGGCAGCATCTTCTTACTCATTCCGCAGACTGCTGGCGCACAGCAGTGGATTGACGAGAACCTGCCCGATGGCACGCTGACCTTTGGCAACGGATACGTTGTCGAGCACGGTTACATCATGCCAATCGTGGACGGCATCCGGGGCGACGGTTACACAGTCGCTGGTCGCTAATGAAACGCCCCAAGACAATCACGCTGGACTTCAAACTGATACGGCGCACAATCGCGTCGTGGGAGAAAATAAAATGTTCAACGATATCAATGAAGACGACTTCTACCGCTTCCAAGACAACCTTGACCCACAGGCGCAGCAGGGCGCGATAATCAAACAGCGCCTTGCGAAGCTGCGTGGTGAGCAAGTATTCAGCGCCGATCACGATGAAGAGATGAATCCGGGCGTCCGCGTGACGCACACTGATACCGTCTCGACTGGCGCTGGTGACTCGCTCGAACAAGACAACTGCATTCACTGCCACGCGACGTACGGACACAAAATATCGTGCCCAACAATCAATCGTGAGGCGGCTGAAGAGTTGAGCAAGATTGACAATTTCTTCCTCCGGTCGCTGCGGATAGCGACTGACAACTAGCATCCATAGCAGACGCAAGTAAGCCGACGCTGGCCGAGTAATCCGTTAGACCAGAGCAACGTCGTGGCATCGGGATTCCGATGGATGCTGTAACAAGGCACGCGTGTCGTGCCTCATGCTGAAACCTTAAGCGGGATCGTTGGGGACTCGCAGGCCGCTCGAAGCACCCTTACGGGGCGCGGCTGATGGAAGCAGGATCGTAGCCTGCCAGCGTGAGAGACGACACACGTCTAATTCAACAGGAGACCAAAATGAAATCCTTTCTTGAACTGTTCACCGCTGCACGCGAAGTCAGCACGCCTCTCGTTGCGATTCGCACCTTCGACCCGTCATCCACTATTCAGTCGATCACGGCGTCACTGGGCACCAAGCTGGCTGAATTGATTCCGCTGGTATCGTGGGACTCGATTCACGGGCTGAAGGGCCTGAATGACTCAGGCGTCACGGCACTGAATACGATGGCGACTGATTCCGAGATGGTTCTTGGATCATCGGTCGATCTGCCAATCGCGCTGGGCATCCTTGAGTTCGCTGGTGAGGATGTCATCGCATTCATCCACAATCCGCATCTGGTGTGGGACGCGGACAAGAAAGTCATTCAGGCCACATGGAACCTTCGCAATGATTACAAGGCGAATGGCAACATGCTCATCAGCCTGATTGGCATTGGCGTCGAACTGCCTGCTGAGTTGCAGCAGGACACGCTGATCCTTGAAGACCCGCTCCCGACTCGTGAAGAGTTGGCGAAGGTCGTCACCGACACATTCGGCAACGCCGCTGCTGGCAAGAAAGAGTACGCAGCTTGCAAGAACGGCGCGACTCCGAAAGTTGTCAAGGATGCGGTTGACGCTCTTATAGGTCTGCCGCTCTTTCCTGCTGACCAAGCGACTGCGATGTCCCTTGATAAAGTCAAAGGCTATCTCAGCATCGAAGACCTGTGGACTCGCAAGCGTGACATTGTGTCGGCTAATCCCGGCATCACCTATCACGCTGGCAAAGAGACGCTCAAAGATATGTACGGCGTCGATTCTGTCCGCCAATTCGGTATCAAGTTCATGAACGGCAAATTCAGCCCGACGTTGATTCTGCGTCAGGATGAAATTGAGAAACAGTTCGCAGGCAACGGCACCGACAGCAGCGGCACCAAGGGCAACTTACTTGGCGAGTGGCTGACGTGGGTGAACGACCGACGCATCATCTGCTCACTCTTTCTGGGTGTGCCGGGATCGTCGAAGAGTCACGCTGCTTACTGTCTCGGCGGCGAGTATGGCCGTCCCGTCATCAACTACAGCATCCCCGGAATGGAGCATGAACACGTTGGCGTCTCCGCGAAACACCAGCGGACTGCCCACAAAGTTCTGGATGCTATCAGCGATGGACGCATCTGGTTGATCGCGACTGCGAACAGCCTGAACGGTCTGCCGCCCGAGTTGATTTCACGTTTCCAAGTTGGCGGCATTTTCTTCTTCGATGCTCCAGACGACGAAGAGAAGTTGGGCATCTTGAAGTTGAAGATCGCCCAGTACAAGCTGGACAACTCGCAAGAGTTGCCCGACATGACCAACTGGACTGGCCGCGACATAGACAACTGCGCTCGTAAGTCTGATGCGCTGGGAATCAGTCTCGTCGAAGCCAGCGAGTACATCGTGCCTTTGCTCACGAGTCACAAAGAGCAGATGCAAACACTCCGAGAGAATGCGAACGACCGCTACCTCTCGGCCAGCAAGCCGGGTGTGTACAAATACACTCCCGCTGCGGTGCGACCGACAGTCAAGATCGTCGATCCCTCCGCACGAAAGATGCGTTAAGATGTAGGGCGCGAGATGGTGTCGCGCCTGCCTTATTCGATTGGTTCAACCCGGACGCGGGGCAGGGGATGAAGCGAATGCAGAGCGACGTGAAAGCGACTCGTAGCGACTGCTGGCCGAAAGCCTAGCACCTGTGAACTGGCGAATGAGGCAGGGACGGCACCACCGTTCAAATCTGCAACACTGGAGACACTAACATGGCAACACCCGCTGTTACTCTTGATCTTGGCAAGACCACTGATTGTGTTTTCGTCACGACTCACTTCCACATGGGCATCGGTCGGATGCGCCAGATTCGCGACTTGGATGTCACCACGACTGCCAAGGCGTCTGAACTGCGTCACCAGAAACGGTTGATTGATTCGCCGGAACTGGATGAGATTCGCAGTCAGGATGGCTACATGATCCGCCAGCTGGAGTCGAAGTCATGCAACTATGACAAGGCGACACGGTTCCTGCCCAAGTCTGAAGCTGGCAAGGTGGTGCGTGCGATGGAAGCGTATCGCACGATCCGCCGCCCGGACTTGGTTGCGAAGTTCATGAAGGTCTATCGCGCACTTGAAGCGGTGGACTTCGAGCCGCTACGCGTTGCACTGGGCGATCAGTTCGACCGGGGCGACTACCCGAACAGCGACACGGTTGAAGCTGGGTTCAGCTTTGAGTACAACCTTCGCGAAGTCGGCAACATCGTTCTCGCGGGCCTGCCTGATTTCATTATCGAGCAGGAGATCGCGAAAGACCAAGCGAAGCGTGCTGCTGCGATTATCGAGTGGCGCGACACAATGCGGTTCGCTGGACAGAAGGCGGTCGAGGCGCTGTTCGATGCGCTCAAACCGCAACCTGACGGCAAGAAACGCAAACTGTACGACTCAACCGTCGAGAACCTGCAAGAGTTCTTGGCGACCTACAACACACGCGATCTGGCTGGCGACACCGAGTTCCAGCAGACCGTTGTCGAACCGCTGCGGGCTATCATGAAGGGCGTCTCGATGGACAAGATTCGCCACAGTGATAACCTGAAGGCGTACATCGTCAAGCAAGTCGAAGGCGTGAAACAGAACGCCTCACTGCTTGTGCAGGCCACTGGACGCAAGTTCAGGTAGGCACAACCGGGGCGGGCGAATGTCGGGCGTACAAATACTCGGCAATCCAACCCGCCTCATGCATCTTCATCTGGGAGAACTAACGTGGATAAAGCATTCGCGAAGACAGCACAGAACATCATCACATGCACGATAGACGAGAATGGGGACGTGATCTTCTTAGCCACTGACGCCAACGATGCATTCTTGAATCACGGCGACGTGGTAACGAAGCGTGCATCCCACGTTGAACCCGTACAACGTTTCGCCCGCGTCTTGTTCTACATCCTGCGGTGGTTTGGTGACAAAGGCCGCATCGCAGAGTGGACACGCAACTGGCATGTGACTTGGCGAGTCAACACCCGGCCTGTGGGCGGGCCGATTCTCCGAGTTAAAGATGTACACCCCGAGATCAGCTTCGATCACTACCCGCAGTATGGTGAGCAACACGCGTGGTGGTTCGACAGACAAGCGGCGATTGACGCCGAGATCAAATTCCTGAACGAGTGGTTCCTTGAAAGGGGAATACAATGAGTGAGTACCGCAAGAGCACAACGAACTGCAAAGACAAAGAGTGCTTGATCGAAGCACTGGTTGAGATGGGCTACAAGCGAGAGCACATCGAAATCCATGACGTGCCCCAACAGCTTTACGACTTTCAGGGACACAAGACTCGCTACACTGATTCGAGTGGCGACAAGGCGAACATCATCGTTCGTCGCAACTTCGTCGGTGGTGCGGCTAATGATCTTGGGTTCGTCCTGAACCCCAAGACCGGAACCTATGACGCTATCATCAGCCAGTACGATAGCGGCAAGCACAACGCGAAGTGGCTTGCTGGGCTGAAGGGTAATTACTCAGTCGCGAGTCTCGTCAAGACTGGCAAGGCGCAAGGGCTGAAGTTCCTTGGCAAGAAGGTGGAGAACGGCAAGACGCGTCTCCAGTGGCTTGATCCACGGGTGAAAGCATAATGGCTAAGATCATCGAAGCTATTGTCGAGATGGAAGGCGCTGACGCTGGACAGGTCAGCATCGAGACCAGCGGTTATGCTGGCGTCGGTTGCCACGCAGTTCAAGACGCTTTCACAAAAGGTCTGGGCGGCGATGTCATCGAAGAACGCAAGAAGCCCGAGTTCAATGTAAAGGTCACCAAGACCGCCTGCATCACTCGGTAGTCGGGAACGTGTACAGCACCGGGCCGCACTAAGTGCGTAAAGTTGGGCCAACGTCCGGTGCTGTGCGAGTCAACCGACTCAGGAGATTTCTGTGGAGCGCTTTCTATTTTGTTTTCCAAACACTGAGGCTGGTCTGGAGTTGGCCCTGCACACGACGTTAAGTCAGCGGCAGGCTGGCAACAAGACCCGCCTCATCGAGCAGCGTGTTGCTGGATTCACGTTGCAGGTTGTCGAAGTCACACCACGTCCGCGCCCAACTCGGCGTGAGCGTGGTTTGTTTGTCCGGTAGTAGAGTCAAAATTCAATTTGAGGAGTGTGCAACATGGGAGCTATTGCAAAGGTTATCGGGTACTTGACTCTCGGCGTGGGCTTCATTGCTCTGGGAGTATTCGTCAGTTTTCTGCTGGCATATCCCACGATGTGGCTGGTCAATTACGTCTTCACAGCGCAGTTGTTGGCGTTTGTGTTTGGTGGAACCTTGACCGTTTACAAGGCGTGGGCGCTGAACATCCTTGCTGGGTTTCTGTTCAAGTCAACGAACACTTCATCCAGCAAATAACTTCAACTGGGGTATTAGGGAAGCGGCCTATCCCGTCACCTTGTCACGGTGAAGATCGCGAGTTCAAATCTCGCATACCCCGCCAACTTTACAGGAGAAATTGCAATGTCAGATACGATGGTGCATGAAAGAGTCAACGTTCGCTCGACTCGCGAACGCGTCAATCTGTGCGGTGACTGTGGTACGCGAATCCACGCGACCGAACTTCTCTGCAAGGAATGCAGGGGCACCCGTCCGACAGAGGAAGAGTCGGAATACGAGTCCGCCCGGAGACGCCGATGAACCCTCTGGTGTTTATCGCGGTCACAATCATTTTGATGCGGCTGATTCTCGGCGGGAGGAAGTGTCGATGATCCACGCACACAAGAAGTCTGCCACTGTGCAGGCGACGGTAACAGCCAACGATGGTCAACTAGCCATCGTATCGTTGCCTGCACCTTCAACCGAAACGCTCAAGATACATCGGTATGGCTCGATACAAACCGAAGAGTATTTCCGAGCACAGTGGGCCGTGGGGAAATCTGTCACGGTCGAGGGCCGAAAATGAGAAGCGTCAACTGGGAACTAATCAGCGTGTGGCTTGGCGTCTTCACGTCGGGCTGCGCTGCATGGTGGGCGTTCTTCAAGCTGGCCGCGTTCGTTATCCGTCAGGTAATCGGAGGATGACATGTTGTGCTCACGGTGTGGGCTGGCACGTCCTGAAGCGTTTGGCCGGGGCTGGCGCTGCGCCTGCTGCGGTCTTGAGTATTGCATCGGTAGCCAAGTGGTAAGGCGTGGGCCTGCAAAGCCCTCATGCGGTGGTTCGATTCCACTCCGGTGCTCCAATAAACCCGCAGGAGTTGCTGATCCGGGCCTGCTGGAGCGGAAATTGTGGTGCTGGTGGTGGATGGACATCACCGGATAGGATCGGGGCTTAAATCGCCTTGTAGCGATGCTTTGAAATCAATCACTTGGGGGAATCAACAATGAAACTAAAGCACTTAGCACTTACACTGATTCTGGCCGTCACGTCCGCCTTTGGTCAAGGCGACGTGGTGTCAGGAGTCAAAGCGGTGAACCGCTATTTCAACGAGCGGCCAACCCAGAAGCACGCGATCCTGAGCACGGGCGAATGTGCCGCAGGAATCGCGTTTTCTGCCAACCCAGCGGGAGCGGCTATCGTCGGTCTGCCAGTGCTTGCACTCGGCAACGGACTCGGCTACCTCTTGCGTAACGCACAAGCGACTCCGTACGAGCGCAACGTCGATGTCGTGACGTTCGTCCACAACACCGGGCGATACATCAAGAACCATCCGACGTTAATCCAAGATGCCAGCGGCGAGTTCTGTCTCGCGTATGGCCTGACTCGTCACGGCAGGACAAAGCCCGCTGCGAAGCGGACACCGCAGCCGAAGCCGCAGCCTCAGCCG